GCGCGCCCGCGCCGGGGTAGCTCAGCTGGTAGAGCAACGCATTCGTAATGCGTGGGTCGGGGGTTCGATTCCCTTCTCCGGCATTCCAACAAAAACCGCGGAAAACCACAAAATAGCTTTTCCTTTACAAAACGCGCGCATAGCGCGTTTTTTGTTGCCTGCGATCGGCGCGGCTTCCCTCAATTCGCCTTGCTTTCCCGCATATCGCCCGCCAAAATCCCGCCAATGGCGTACATACGTAAACGCGGTAGCAGGTGGCGGGCGGAAGTCGAGCGCAACGGCGTGCGCGAGTCTGACAGCTTCGCAACGCGCGCGGCCGCGGCAACCTGGGCGCTCGAACGCGAGTCCGTTCTACGCGGCGACAAGCTGCCAGACAAGACGCTTAAGGACGCGTGCGACACGTACGCGATCGAGATTTCGCCGAGCAAGGGCGGCGCCCATTGGGAGAAGCTACGACTCGCCGCGCTCGCGCGCGATCCTATCGGCGCGCGTCGTCTCGCCAACCTGACCGACGCGGACCTTGAGCAGTGGCGGGACCGTCGACGCAAGGAAGTTGCCGACTCGACCGTGCGGCGCGAAATGAACCTGCTGCAATCCGTGCTCAAGGCGTGCGTAAAGCCGTGGCGCTGGCTCAAGGTCAACCCGCTTGCCGGCGTCGACAGACCGAAGGGCGCCAAGCCGCGCACGCGCCGCGTGTCAGACGACGAGGCGCGCCGGGTTTGCCTCGCGCTCGGGTTCGACGGCGGACCGCCGCAGCGGCCCGGACAGCGCGTCGCCGTGGCCTTCCGGTTCGCGATCGAGACAGCCATGCGCGAGGGCGAGATTGCGGCCCTCACCTGGGCGCACACGGACCTTGACGCCCGCTGCGCTCACATACCGAAATCGAAAAACGGAGACGCGCGCGACGTTGCGCTGTCGCGCGAGGCGATTCGTTTGCTCAAGCTGTTGCCGCAGGATGACGAGCGAGTTTTTAACGTGTCGGCGGATTCAATCAGCACTCTTTTCCGCAAGGCTCGCGACCGCGCCGGAATAGTCGATATGCATTTTCACGATACGAGGCACGAGGGAATAACGCGACTGGCGCGCAAGGTGGACGTACTTGACCTCGCGCGAATGGTCGGGCATCGTGACTTGAAGTCGCTAATGATTTACTACAACGCGACAGCTACAGAAATCGCCGGACGGCTGGACTAATCACACAAGGGACGCTCATGGATAAGCCGCTTACTAAATGGTACTGCGACGTTTGCGGGAATGTCATTGACGACATAGACGAAGCCTACGTTATTTGGCAGTCTCACGATATTCTTAAATATCACGGCTTCAAGATAATCCACCAAAGAAAATGCGATATCAAGGGCTACGTCGCGTCAAATGCGCTTAAGGAATTTGTTGGCGAAAAGGGCGCAACGTATTTGCTTTCTTTTCTCAGTGTTGGGCCATTAAAACACAACCCGGAAAACCCCTACTGCAAAGTTACTGACATAGACGAATTCGTAGACTTCTTTCGCAGGTGTCAGGTTCCATACTACGAGGAAGCGCGGCGCTTATTTGGCGATTCAGATTTGCAAGAGAATTTCGGCGACGCGAACGAATACTATCCTTATATTCCAGACGTGCTAAAGCGTATCATCGCGGAATATCCAAAGAAATATTGACAAGATGATGAAACAGTCAGCGCAAGAGAAGTATTGGCGAGGACACCTCAAGCACTTTATAGAGTTCGACACGGGCGACTACGAAGGCGCTGGCGAGGTTTTTGTACCTCGTGAACATCTTGGTATAGCTTTTTTATTCGAGGGCGGTTTTAGGATCGCCGGAGACCGTGAGGCACTACAAATAAATTTCAATTCGCCCGGCATGCTGATACTTTGGCATCATACGGACGAGGTTGACAGCGTTTATCGCATTCCTTGGTCTAGGTTGGTGGGCTTCGAGTTATTAACGCGACGCAAGTTAACGCGCCGCAAGCATCAGCCGATCGAGCATAAGGCTCCGAATCTGATACTGTTCCCCAGGAAAGACAAGCGGACCTAATCGTTATGTCGCTTTCGTCAAAGATGATCCACGGCACGAAGCCCGAGGCTGGTACGCTCGCAGAGATTCAGCGGACAGCGAGATTGCCGACAGACAAACAAATTAACTTAATGGTCTTTGAAACAAAGTTCAAAGATAAAAAAGTATACTGCTGTCTGTCCGGCGGCGCAATAGTTGACGGCGAACCGCATTTAACACTCGTCGGCCGCGGCGCACTGGAAGCCCTTAGTAACCTACCGATGGGCGATCAAACCGCCTTGATATTTCAGGAGTTGAAAGTAGGGGCGACACCGATACGTGACAAGGTTCGCGCGGCCGTGATGCGGGCGCCGGCAGAGTCAAAAATTTGCTTTATCGGCGACATGCAAGGCGAGCTGGACGGTGTTGCTTTCCAGGCGCTGAATGTCGTTAAGGATGTTGTAAACATTTCGCATTGATCGTTTCTACAGGCTCGGGTGCTATGTCAGAGCACAACTTGGAGCAACTTAAAGCCCATATCCTTCCGCTTTCGGTAGCGAAGAATTTTGAAGTTGCGCGCAAGGAATGGCACTTGATCGGTGTAGAGATTAGCGAGGAATTCGATAACTGCCCGTGTAGTCAGGAAATCAAAGAACACTGCTATATAGAAAATCGTCTTAATGGCAACAGGACGTTTGTCGGCAACGTCTGCATAAATAGGTTTATTGGCATAGAAACTGGCGCGTTATTCGACGGGCTAAAGCGAATCGCTAAAGATAGCTCAGCGAATGCCAACGAGGATTTAATAGAGCACTCTTACAGGTTCGGTTACATCTACGAAAGCGAGTACAAGTTTTTAATGGAAACTAGATTCAAAAGAAAACTCTCGACAAAGCAGAAGGCTTGGAAAGAGAAGATAAACAGGCGAATAACAAACAAGACTGTAGTGCAGCGTCGCTCGCAGCCAGACTAAGCAGCGCGCCTTTTGCGGCCGGTCTTCTCGAATTCGCGCCGGTACTCCAATGCCCAATCCATGACCTCGCCAGCGAGCCAGCGCGGTTGCCCGTCAGGGAACGGCTTGGGAAAGTCCGGCCGGCAGGCGAGGCGTTCGAGCACGTAGCGCGGCTCGCGCCCCAGGATCGCACCGACGCCGGCAGCGTCGAGCCAGCGCTCGCGCACGGGGATTGCACCCGCGCGCGTCGCCTGTAGCAGCTCGTCGAGCTTGTCGACGATTGCGGCAACCTCGATCACTTGCGGGCCTTCGCCTTCGGTGCGGCCGCAAGCGTGGTCGTACGCAGCCGCCTGTTGGATGCACGGAGCGAGTCGACCAGCTTCGACAGCCGGGCTACTTCCTCGTCGCGCGCCGCCACGTCGCCACGAAGCCGCGTGTTGACCTCGTTGCACGCCTGCAGCAGCGCGGCGCCCTTTTCGCACTGCGCGTTCACGGCCTGCAACAAAACTCCGCGCTTCTCGAACTGCTCGCGATTGATCCGGTCGCACTCGTGGGCGCGGTTAATTATCTCCTGGCGCCGCGACAGCTCTTGCGTGGCCTGCGACATGAGCACGCCGAGCCGCGCGAGCTTATGGTTATTCTCGTCGTCGCGACGCTGATAGTTACCGATCGTTGCCGCCTGGGCCTCGTTGCGCTGTTGCAGCGTGTTGCGCTGCGTGCGCAGCTCGAAGCACTCAAACGACAAATCGTCGTAGGCTTTCGTATTGCGCACGTCGACGGCGACGCGAATGTGCGGCGTTGACAGCTCGCGCCGAAGGTTGCGAATCGTTTCGGCGTCGGCGTCGCGCGCAAGGCTCAACGCACCGACCTGAAACCGCAGCTCGTCGCCCTTGAGTTCCGCGGTGCGCAGCCGCGTTGCCAAGCGAACGAACACGGCGCCCATGTCACGCGACGCCTGTTTTATGAATGCCTCGACGCCGTTCGGATTCGGCACGCGTTCGGCGACGCCGATCAAGTCGACCGGATCACCTTTGAAGCTACTTAGTGCGAGCGCTGATTGCATTGTATATTTCTCCACGTTGTGAGCCCGTCACGGGCGGTTCTATATAGAAGGTATGAGCGCCGCGCTTGCACACTGGTACGAGCCCGCGAGCGCGGCCGCCGCGGTCAAAACTGGTTGCTCTGTCGCAAAGCGACACGCGCCGCCGGTCGATCACGTCGCCGGCAATGGCCCAGGCGCGCGCCCAGGCTCGCCGATCGGCCGGCGCCGGCATGGGCAGCGACCGCCAGCGCAAGACGCCGGCAAACTGGTGCGGCTGCAGCACGACGGCGCACACGTCACGAGGCCAGCGCTGCAGCGGATCGCGCGAGCGCTCGACCGCTACGCCCATGACGGCACGCATGCCGGCGTCGCCCTCGCTACGCGCTTCGGCGTAGCCCTCGAACGCCAAGCACGCGCGGGCGGTAAGCTCGGCCGGCTCGGCTATGTCGAGGCCGGCGGCGAGGATCGCGAACAGTCCGAGTAGGTAGCGCCGGGTCATTGGAAGCGAAACGCAACGATTGTGTCGTGCTTGCCGACGTGGTTAACCGTGAGCGCAACAGGCGAGCGCAAGCGGTCCTGCGCCTGCTCTAGCGCATCGTCGACGGTTCGCGGCACGAGTAGGTCGCGCGTCGTGTTGCGCTCGTTCCACCATTGCACGGCGCGGGCTCGCGCTTCGCCGCCGTGCTCGAACGTGACCCATTCGCGAAACCAGCGGAACCCGCACGTGTACGTCACGAGCATGGACGGCGGCCGGCCTTCCTTCTCGTACTTGCCGTAGCTCACGGCCGTGACGTTGTGCTCTATGTGCCGCGTAGCTAACTCGGTCGACAAAATCGGTGCATCGGTTGCCGTGTCGTCGTGGCGCGCTTCGGCCGCCGGCCATTCGTATCCGCACTCGTCGCACGTGCGGACCTGCACGGCGTGCACCTTGTGACACTTCGGGCATTCCTTCGCAGGTTGCTTGCGGAGCGCCGCCTTGTCGCCGCGCTTTTTCGGCTTCTCGACAACGATGCAGTCGACGGGGCCGTGCTCAAGGATGTTGCCGGCGAAGTCGAGCACGAGAAAGTTAGGCTTGACGCTGCCAGCAATGGCCGCGAGCCGTTCCTCGCGCGTCGCGAGATAGTGAAAGTCAGGGCTCGAATTTACGCGCGTGCCGCGGCCGACTTGCTGCGTGTATACAACCGGGCTTTTTGTGGGCCGCAGCATGATAACGGCATCAATGCGCGGCTCGTCGTAGCCTTCGGCGAGCACGTTCACAGTGACGAGATAGCGCAGCTTGCCGGCGGCGAAATCGGCAATATAGGCATCGCGCACGGTCGAGGGCGTCTCGCCCGACACGATCGCGCCGTGGTGCCCGCGCTTGGTCAACTCGTCGCGGATGCGCTCGGCGTGCGCGACATTGCAGGCGAACAGAATCCACGCGCGCCGGTCCGCGCAGAGCTGCACGATTTCGTCGCACGCGCGGGCAACAAGGTTGCCGCGCATCATCGCGTTTGCCGCTTCGCCCTCTATGTACTCGTTGCCGCGTATGTGCACGTCCGAAAGGTCCGGGCGCGCGACGCCGTTCTTGCTGATCGGGCGTACTAAGTAGCCCTCGTCAATCAGGTGCGTTAGCGGTACGTCGTAGGCAACCTCGTTGAGCACGTTTTCAGGTGCGCAGATCGGACCGCCGCCTAGGCGCCACGGCGACGCCGTGTAACCGACCACGCGGAGCTTCGGATTGATCCGCAGCGCGTCGCCGATGAAACGCCGATAGGTTCCTTCCGCCTTGAGCGGTATACGGTGGCACTCGTCGACCTTGAGTACGTCGAAGCGGCCCAGGTACGGCGCTTTGTCGTAAACGCTTTGGATGCTTGCGAAAATGATCGGCTCGAACCTGTCGCGCCGCTTCAAGCCGGCCGAGTAGACGCCGATCGGCGCGTTAGGCCAAATCTTTTTGAGCTTGTCCGCGTTCTGGCCGACGAGTTCCTTTACATGCGCGAGCACGCACACGCGCGTGTTGTCGTACGTCGTCACCAGCTCTTGCGCGAAGCCGCCCATAATGACGGACTTCCCGCCGCCGGTCGGCACGACAACGCACGGGTTGTCCTTCCGATCGTCTAGGAATTTGTAGGTCGCGTCGATTGCAGCGCGGCCGTAAGGCCGCTGCACGATCGTGCCGGCCGTCATTGCTTGACGCGCTCGAAGGGCAGGCCATGCCAGCGCGCGGACTCTGCGCCGTACTGCGCGCCGTGCTTGCTGCGGACGTGCGCGTGTAGGTCGCGGTAGTCGCGATCGAACATTTTCACAGAGCGCGGCGCGCGATCCTTGCCCAGCGCCGTAGCGAGCGCGTCGAATTTCGCGAGCACGTTCTTTAGCCGCATCGGCAGCTTTGTGCCGTTAAGCTCGATCACGTCTAGCGTGCGAAACGTGGTCATCCTTCGCACCCTGCGCCGACTGTCTCGCCGCCGTCGTCGGGATTGCCGAAGCGGCGCCAGTGAACCCAACCGCGCTGCGGGCAATGGAAACCCCAATCGCGCACGCGGAAGCCGGTTAGAAACAGCGTCGTGCACCTACCGGCGTGCAGCTCGATCCGGTGCGCGGACTTGGCGCGCCTGAAAACAACGTCACCAGCCCGGCGAATGCGCCGCACATGGATGCCGCCGGCCGCAATGGAGTGCTCCGTATACTCGCCGCGCAGCAGCACCGACACGTTGCACCAAGGATGGTCATGCAACGCCCTGTCGTCGTCGCTGCGCAGGAAATGGTGCAGGTACGCGTGCGGGAAGACGACAAGCAACCGCTGCCACCAATGCGGCGACTCGTTTGTGTAGAAGCGCCACGCGTTCAGCCACCAGCGGCGCAAGTACGTGTTGACCTTTCCGCCGATGAATTGATCGGGCGGCCGCGACTCGGCGACGCGATCGACAGCGCCCAGGATCAAAGCGCAAAGGAACTGAGGGATTCTCATTGCTTCTCCCGGCGCAGCTCGGCTTGATTCTTGACTTCTATGCGATCCTCGACGGCGCGCTGTAGGTCGATCGTTCGCCCTGGGCAGGTGTTCGCCATGCGCAGAGCGCACACGACAAAATCCGCAACGTACTTGTCGACTTCCTCGGGCTTGAATTCGCTCCCGCCGTGCTCGGCATCGTTCACGACAGTTGCGAGCTTCCCGGCCGCCTTCAAGACGTGCAGCAGCGCGTGACCAAAATCCTTGTGTGTCATCGGCGCCGCGCGAAAGTCGCGGTGGTAATGCACCGTCCAAGGTAGCTGCGTCTGCAGCTCGCGCAATGTAAGGTCTTTGCTCATGCCGCGGCCCTCTCGATTTCGTCGCAGCGCGAGCGCAGCGAGTCAAAAATCACGATGCGCGGGCAATCGGCCGTGAAGACGCCAACGAGCCAGCCCGGCGACGTGTGGACTGCGGCCGAGCCCGGTTGCAGCTTGTCGGGATTCCAAAAGTACACTTTGCCGCTTTCCGCCATGCTCACGTGCACGGGCGCGCCGATCCTCTCGGCCTCTTGCTGTGTGTGCCGCGCGATGACGGCAAGCTCTGCGTCGCTGCGATACTTGGGCGCAACGTTCGTGCGGTAGCGGGCTCTCATGCTGTCTCCTCGGCTGGCTGTTGCTGCGACTCGGCAGACTCGGCGCCGGCAACACGGCCGCCGAATTCGCGCCGAGCAATACGGAAACTCTCGTCGGTAAACACCCAGGGCTGTGCGTGGTGCAGCTCCGTACTTTCGTAGCTGTCGGGGCCGTGCACGCCGTTGCGGAAGCGCACGCCGTTTGCAAGCTCGTACTCGATCCAATTTTCTGCAGGATCGGCGTCGACCGGCTTTGCGTATGGAATCAGCGCCGGAATAAATCGGTGCGAGTCGCAGCCGACGCGCTGCCCGTGCTCGGGTATATCGATTTTGTGAAAGGCGCACGACCAGCGGCCGCCCTCGCCCTCGATTTCCGGCGTCGCATGGACGCACGTACGGCAACTCACTGGCGGCGCGCGGTTCCCGTGGCAAACGTTCCAGGCCGGGCAAATCTTGCACTCATGCCAAGCGGGTTGGTCGCTGATTCGCGGCGGCGGCTCTTGCGCGCGGATGATGCGCTCGGCTTTCGCGCGAAGCGCTCGCGCAAAGTCCGGGTTGGCATCGGTGCGCAGCCCTATCGCCGGCACGCGCCCGCCTGGGCCGCTAACCGTCATGTAGTGGCGCGTCATGTCGATTGAATCCATGTACATGACGGCTTGGGCGTAGTAGATCGGTTCCCATTCCTGCAGGGCGTTCTTTTCTCCCTTTTCGTTAATCGCTTTTTGTAGCAGCCGCGTGTATTCCTCGTCCCTCGCCTTGTGTTCCCACACATGCCACGTCTTAGGCGCCTGCAGGACGCCGCGCACGACGCCATCCGCATGCCCGCAAAAATGCCCGCCCAGGTAGCTGAATTCGATTTGCCGGCCGGTTCGCGGGTCGAGCGTGTGCAGCTCGATACCCTTAACCTTGCGCAAGCGTGCAGCCATGAGCGCTTCCGTGCGGTGCCCGTCGTCTGCGGCCCAAGTTGCAATCAGCTTTTGCGATTCGTCTTGCGCGAGCCACGGCGAAACAGTGAAAGACCAGCGGAACGAGTACCAAAGTTTGCGCTCGCACCTTTCGCCTATAGACGACATGCCTAAATAGCGCCGCGGTTGTTCTGCCGCATGCGCGTCGCCTAGCGCAACCTCGCGCATGGCGTCTATGGTCGGGTCTTTGTGCATCACTGGCAGCTTCGCCATTTGTATAAACCTATAGTTGTGAAAAGGGAGCCGGGCCGCCCGTGTCTCCGACGAGGCGCGCCGCGGGGCAATACGCGGACGCGCTTAGGCCCGGCTCAACGGTCGATTACTGCGCGGCGCCCGGCTGCAGCCAAACCGGCTTTGCGGGCTGCGCGGTCGCACCGTTCGCAGCGCCCTGGGCGGGCGTGGCGACGGCTCCCGGCTGCGCGGCAACGGTGCCGCCCGGCGGCGCGTCCTTGATCGACTTCCACGCCTTGACCTCGTTCGTGTCCTTGCTATTGCCATCGGCGCCAGCCGGCACGAATTCGACGCGGATCACGAGCGGGATGTTGTGCAGCTCGGCCGTGTCCTGCACCTGCAGCTTGCCGGCCGCATGGCAGATCGAGGAAAACTGGCGGCGCGCGATTTCCTGCGCCTGGGCGTTGCTGTTCACGAGATTGAGGCGCGCCCACACGAGCCGGCCTTTGTAGGGGCCGTCGATGATTTGGTGCGTCAGCTCGGCGTACTCGCCGGTCTTGTTCTTGGTCGGCTTGATCGCGGAATCATTGATAATTGCCGGATACTCGCCGGACGGAATTGCAGCGAAGTCCTGGGCGGGCTCGACCGTGTTTGCGTCGAAGCCGCCAGCGCTGAACATGCTTTGCAGATTTCCCATTGTATAAACTCCTGTGCTGTGTGAGGGTTTGTGTTGTGTTGCGGGCTGGCGTGCTAGGCCGCGGCGGCTGCGGGCTCCGTCGTGACTGCGGGCGCTGGCGGCGCGTTGGCGGCGTTGAACGCGGAAAAGAAAGCGTTCGCATTGAGTTCGACGGCGGGCGGCAGGTTGTAGCGGTTGCCGGCCTGAAAGCTCGGCTTGCCGCGCAGGTGCAACAGGCGGCGGCCGGTGCCGATCGCGCGCACGACTTCCTTGTTGAATCCGGCTTCGGATTTTTTCGTGTGCGTTTCTTCGGCACAAAACCCGATCACGTCGGCCCATTCCTGCACGAGCGCGCCGGCCTTGTCGTGCAGCTTGATCCGGTATTGGTCGTAGCTTTCCGTGTCCGGCGCGTCAAAGCGTTTGATTGCGTGATGCGCGATGCAGACCACGGCCATGCCGCGCTTGTCACGCAGCGCGTTGAGGCCGCCCAGGATTTCGTGCCAATATTTGAGCGCTTCGACGTAACCCTTGCCGTAGCCGAAATCCTCGATGCTCGTGTAGTTCTTTCCCGAGTCCTTGCACGCCTGGGAAAAGATCAACGTTTCGAGCCAGTCGAGCGAGTCGATTGCGACGGTCGAGAAGTCGTGCGGCTTGCTGAAAAGCTCGCTGATACACGCGAGCACGTCGGCGTAACTCGTGCACAGCGGGAAGCTCTGCGCGTCGATATGGTCGAGCCCTTCCTCGGTCGCGATAAAGACCGTGTTCGGGAAGCTCGCGGCAAATGTCGACTTGCCGATTTTGTGCTCGCCGTAAATCACCATGCGCGGCGGTCGCATTTGTTTACCGCGGCGCAGATTTTCAAGTGACATTGCCATGAGGTTTTTTCTCCGGTGTTGTGTTGCGTTGGGTTAGGTCGGCGAATGCGCAAGCGTTCTGCGGCGTTGCGTCGCGTCGTCTGAGGCGGGCTCCGGTGTCGGCGCTCCGCACTCGCCGGGTTAACTGGCTACTTCTTGCCGCCACCTTTCTTGCCGTTTGGCTTGGTGTCGCCCTGCGGCGTCTCGCTGCCGCTGTCGCCCTGGGCCTCGCTGCCGGCCGCGGGCGGCGTTTCCGGCGTCTTGGTCGGCTTCTCCTTGACCGGCACTACCTCGACCTCGACGCCGGACTTGCCGAGCTTCACGGCCTCGCTGCTCGTGGCAACGACGCAGCCGTGCGTGTTCTTTGTGCCGTACTTGATCGCGATTGCATCGCTCGCGGCCTCGATCAAGCGTTCGCTGCCGGGCACGGGGTTGCCGGCGTCGTCCTTGCGGAAAAACTTGTACAGACGGGTATTCATGTCGCGCGTATCTCCTTTGTGGCGGTTGGGGTTACAGCTTTTCGACTTCGACCGACGTTTTCGCCGGCTCGATCGAAACGAAACGGCAGACCTTCAAGTACATTTCCGGGTCCGCTGCCTGCAGCGCGTTGAAGCCGGAAACGGAAACCTCGTACTTGACGCGCACGACGGAATCGCGCACGGCTTTGGGAATTTCGGATTTGGCGGCTTTGTAGGCGGCCTCGTCGACCTTGTGATTTACGTTGCCTGTCGTCTTGACTTTGAACAGGTCGGTTTTCGCGGTCTGCGCGCCTTTGTCCTTGGCGCCGAACAGCCGCACAATGTCGGCCTCGGCGGCGAGGCGTTCGGCCTTCGCCTGTTCCTCGCGGCGTTTCGCGTCGTGCCAGCGCTGCGCGGCCTCGTCGCGGTCGCTGTAGTCGATCGCGCGGCGCGCGTTCGCGATTGCATCGGCAACAACTACTTTTGCGTCGGTATACATTTGCAATGCTCCCGGGTTGTGTTGGGTTGGGTTATGCGTTTGCCGCGTTGCCATAGAGCACGGCTTGAAACAGCGCCACGCGGTCAGGCTTTTGCAGCAGGTTGAATTTCCGCGCGACAGACGACGCGGCGAGAAAGCGCTTGTGGAATTCCGTGCTGTCGGTAACGATCACGTTCACGTCGCCGAGTCGGTACGAGCGAAAGTGCTCGTCCTCGATCCATGCCGGCGCGTCGCCCGATCCGCCCATTTCGTAGCCGGCGTCGATTTCGAGCGCGTCGCCGAAGTCTTGAAACGCGTCGCGGTCGACAAGTACGAGGTAGTCGGCGTCCGTGTCGGTCGGCGGCGGATCGCAGGTAACGCGGCTACCTACCGCGTGCATTGCCTTGCACATAGCGGTTGCGTGCGCGCCGAGCAGGCGCAACACGTCAGCGGGACTCACGACGCAGAATTGCAGCGACGTTGCCGGCTCGTACTCATCGGCGCCGTCGTTCGGGTCGGTCAACTGGCACGAGTCGTCCCATTCCGCGGAGCCGCCGCACTTCGGGCAGTGCCAGCCGGCGTTAGAGCGGGCTAGCTGCTGGTCGTGCTGTTCCTCGGTCAAAAACACGCGACCGCACGGCAACGTGCCGGGTATATCGCTGCCCTGGCAAATCACTGCGTAGGGCGTCTCGTCGTTTCGGTTGTCTCTCATTGGCTCACCTGCTCACGTATGTGGGTTTCGCCTTGCTTGATCGCGCGATAAGCGCTTGCGCCGTGGGCGTAGTGATCGAGCGCGAGCGAGACGGCATTAACCGTCACGTCGACGTGCGCGTTCAAAGCGCGCGCGGCCTCGCGCACGCGGTAGGAAATGGCAGCGCAGCGATTCAGCGGCGGCGCGAAGCTCGGCGCGGCAAGTACGGCGCTCATAGCTTTTCCGCCAGTGGGCGAAACTCGCACTCGGCGCGGATGATCCGGCCGACTAGGGCGCGCGCTTCGAGGAACGACTCGCGTTGCGCGTCGCCGCTGCGGAGCACGATCGCGCACAACAGGGCGAGCGGGTCGCGCGCGTCGTCGCTGTGGCAGCCGTACAGCTCGGCGAAGCGCACGGGGTTTGCGGTCAGCTCGGCCGTCAACGCGACCGCACGAGCGGAGCCGTTGAACAGCGGGCCTGGGCCGTTGCCTATGGCGCTCATGACTGCACCTTGTGCAGCGCTGCGCGCGCAATAGAGAGTGCGTTACCAGCGCGTGTGCCCATACGCTTGCGGCAGGCGCCAGCGCTTTCCGTGCAAATCGTCTCGATTTCACGCAGCGCCGTAACGATCGCGTCATATGCCGAAAGTTGCGCCTGGGCTTTGCGTAACGCTTGCGTGAATTTCCAAACCTGACCGCCGCGGTTGTGTCCAATGTGGTCCGCTATCGCGAGCGCGACTGCATTTGCCGGCGTTGGTGCGGCAGGTATGCCGACCATCTTGTTACCGTAGAACGCCAAGAAAGGATCAGGGGGCGCGTCGGGGCAGCCGCGCGGATCAAGGTCGCGCTCGCCTTTGCCGCAGCGCCGGCACAGCGCAAGCGCTACTTCGCCGTTGCGGTCGCGAATGGATTCCGGCGCGTCTGCGTCGCCAGTCTTGTAGAGGTCGTGCGGCTGGCCCTGGCTCATGGCTGCACCTGCAGGGCGGCTGCGGCGTAGCGCTCGGCTTCGCTGCGTGAGTCGGCGGCGAGACGGCGCGCAAACTCGGCGCTGCTCGGGTTGTCGGCGCGGGCGTCGGCCTGCGCGTCGAAGTAGTCGGCCTCGGTCGTGGCAATCGCGGCGAGCGAGAGAAGCGCGGCGGCGATCATGCCCGCACCCATGAGCCGCCAACGGCCGTAGCGTTCAGAGCTGCGTCTACACGGTCAAACAAAGCGCGGGTTGCGGGACTCTGTGCGGCGCGGGCGGCGGCGTTCTTGGCTGCACGCTCGGCGCGGTAGTGGCGATCCTCGCGGATGCGCTTGGCCTTTTCCTCGCGGTCGCGCTTGGCGCGCAACATCGGGTCAACGCAACGAGTCAGGCTCGACGCGAACCCGTAAAACCTCGGGCGCGGAGCAAAGTCGCCGTAGTCGTTAATGCTGTGCTGCATGTAGGCGACGTGGGCGTGATCGCGGTTGTAGCGGCGCGCGTCGTGTCTGGCTTTCTGGACTTCGCTGCGGTTCATTTGTAGTTCGCTCCGGGTGTTGTGTTGTGTTGGTACGGGAGCGAAATTACAAGTAAAGTTTGTAACTGTCAACAAGTTTTTTGCGTAGGTCGTAAGTGCCAGTTCTACAAGGTTTTTTTGTAGGTCGCCGCGTTAGGCTACGGGCCTCGACCTAGCAGGATGCGAAGCAATGCGCCTTTGGGGAGTAGTGACGGCGGCCGCCTGTGTGCTGCTAGCCGGGTGCAGCGAGTACGACGGGCGGCTAGAGCTGGTGCGGGCGAAGCTCAAAGACCCGGCGAGCGCGCAGTTTACGAACGTGCGCGACGAGAAAGGTATACTTTGCGGCTTTGTGAACGCTAAGAACGAACTAGGCGGCTACACGGGGCCGCGAGCGTTCATCGTGTCGGGCACTGTCGTGGTTATAGATGATCCGCAGGCCAATGCGATCGAGCGAGCGCGCACGACTGGCGCGCTAATCGGTGCATGCGGCTAGAGTAGGGTAGCGGTCCACACAGCGCGGCCGATCACGTCGACCTGATCCGCCGGCAGCTCGTACGCATCATATTCACGGCTCGACGTGTTATCGCTGCGAATGCGAAACTTGTTGCCGGGCAGTTTGTCGACGCGCTTTAGCATGGGCTCGTTGTCGATAATGATTGCGTAAATCTGCCCGCTCTTTATGTGCTTTTGCGTTATGTCGATCACGACGGGCGCACGGTGGCTAATGGTCGGTTCCATAGAGTGACCCTCGCATACCATGCTGTAGTGCGTGTTTGGTTTCCATTTCATGCGCGCGGCGAAGTCAGCGCGAAACGCTTGCCCTATATCGTGGCGCTCGGCGTCTTCGCGATCAGGTCCGCCCTTGCCGCCTGACAGCCGCAACGAAATGCGCGGCAGCTCTACAAATGCCTCGGGCGGCAAATCGGCTGCGTTTTCCCACACGAGAATAGGGCGCAGCGCCGACGACGGACCGCGCGGCCGTTCCTTGCGCGCCGTCACGCTTAGGCGCGGGTAGGCGAAAAGCTCGTCAATCGTCATGCCGAAGGCTTCGGCGAGGTTGCCCAGGTAGCGCGGGTGCTGAACGTCGCCGGCTTCTAGCTGCTGGATATTCTGCGGGTGCACTTTGTGCCCAGGCCGGCTAGACCGGCGCGCAAGCTCCGACTGGTTCCAGCCGTGCTGTTCGCGCAATTCCTTCACGGCTTCGCCAAGCGTTTGCATACAAACAAGTTTTGCAGCTTGCGCCGCAAATGTCTTTGCTGTAGGGTTACAAGTTAAATTTGTAACCAACCCACAAGGGGAGTCAACCGCATGCTGTTCCGAGCTATCCGCAGCCGTGCCGCTATTCGCCGAGCCGTTGCTCGGGCCGGCGGTCAATCCGAGCTTTCGCGCCGCAGTAACGGTGCGTTTAGCCAGCAAAACCTTAGCTATTGGGTGCGCCATGGAGTACCGCGCGGAAAGGCCCGCGCCGTCTGGCTGGCTGCCGGTAAGCGCGTTTCCTTGCGCAGTCTGTTGGGTTCGTCCTAACACTTGCGTGCGCCCAAAAGGTAGGGCCGCTTTGTATACCAAAGTTTGTAGAAGTTTGCAAGGGGAGTCGCAATGAGTGACGAAATCGACCGGGCGCAAGAGCTGGAACAGCGGCACCGCGACGCCGCAATCCGCAATGCCCTGCAACGGCCACGAGGCGCCGCGCACTGCGAAGTGTGCGGCGTTGCTATTACTGAACTGCGCCAGCTCTACGGCGCACGCGAGTGCATACCTCACGCCGAGCAACGGGAAGCGCGCGAACGCATGATGCGTCGGCCAGTCTGACGCATGCAGCCAGTTTGGTTAACCTCGAAGTCGCAGACCGCGGCTAACGCGCGTTTAGACGCCGCGTTAAAGTACGTCGGGCTCGGCTGGTCCGTCGTTCCGTTGCATTGGATCGACCAGGGCCGCTGCTCGTGCGGCGCCGCTGGCGATTGCCGCACGCCCGGCAAGCATCCGCATCACTTCGCACCGAACGGCACGCACTCGGCGAGCAAAGACGGTGCGACGGTGCGGAGCTGGTACGAACGGGAGCCGCGGCTAAATATCGGCATCGCCCTGGGCGAAGCGTCCGGCGTTGTTGTGCTCGACGTCGACCCGCGCAACGGCGGCGACGATACATTGCAGCAAATTATACAACGATACGGGCCGCTGCCGGAAACAGCGAGCGCGATCACTGGCGGCGGCGGAACGCACTACGTATTTCGCGACGTAGGCCAGCGGATCAAATCGCCGGGTAAAGGGCTCGACGCGCTCAGTAACGGTAAGCTGATCGTGGTCGAGCCATCCATGCACAGCAGCGGCAAGGCGTACGCGTGGGAAGGCGTCGCCGATCCTTTGAACGGTGCACCGATCGCGGACCCGCCGCCATGGCTGCTCGATCCGATCGCGCCCAGGCGAGGCAACCTTGTAGGCATCCTCGTGCCGGCGCCTGCAGCGGTTGGCTATCTCGACCCGGCGCGTGTTGCGGACCTGCGCGGAGCACTGGCAGCGCTCGACGCCGACGACTATGCAACATGGATCGCAGTAGGGCAGGCGTTGCACTCGACCGACGCGCCCGAGGCGTTCGAGCTGTGGGACACCTGGGCGCAATCGAGCGCGAAGTATAAGCACGGAGACTGCGAGCGAAAATGGCCGACGTTTCGCAGCGCGGGCGGGTTGAACGTCGAAAGCATTTTCGCATGGGCCAAGGATCGCGGATGGAAAGGCGACGCCGCGCTGCCGCCGCCCGAGCCGATCGCAGTCGAGCGGATCGCGAAGCCGAAGGCGGTCACGTTCGGCAATGTGCCGTCGCACCTGCTCAAGCTATCGGGCGCCCTGGGCGATCTTGTCGACGAGACGAACAAGACGGCGCCGAAGTGTCAGCCGCAGTTCGCCGTACAAACGGCGCTCGCGTTCGGCTCCGTCGTCATGGGCCGGCGCTACGTTACACAATTGAACAATTATACATCGCTGTACTTCCTCGCGGTCGGGCAAGCCGGCTGCGGCAAGGAATACGGCCGCAAGGTTGTAGAGCGAGCGTTAGAGCACTGCGGCATGTCGCAATTGCTCGGGCCGAGCGGTTACACCAGCGACAGCGCGATATTTTCCGAACTGCTCGACAAGCCGGCGCACATTGCGATTATCGACGAATTCGGCTCCATGCTGAAAAACTCGCAGGCCGCCGGCAATTTCCACAAGCGGCAGGCGATCGAGCAGTTAAAGAGCGCATGGGGCCAGCTCGACGGCGCAATGCGTCCGCTTGCACGGTCGACACTCGGGCTACCCGCGAGCAGGAAAAGCAACACTGCGCAGAAAATCGTGTATCGGCCGGCGCTTTCAATTCTAGGCATGAGCACGCCTAAGAGTTTTTACGAGTCGCTAACCGAAGACGCCATAGAGGGCGGTTTTCTGTCGCGGTTGCTGATCGTCGAAACAAATCTAGGACGAATGGAGTCGAACGACACCGCGGCAATTTTTGAAACGCCGGCAACGGTTCTGGATTGGTGCAAGGCGACGCGACAGGGCCGCGGCAATCTGGCCGGCGTCGAGTTAGGCGCGGACCTGATACCCGACGCGCTGCCGGTCACGATCGCACCCGACGCGCTCGCGCTGTTCAAAGCGTACGAGCGCGAACTAATCGCGGCCGCGAACACTCTAGAGCGTGAGGGACTAGCCGAGCTGCAGGGACGGAGTAGGGAGAAGGCGCTACGGCTCGCGCTGATCCTGGCCGGATCGGATAACCCATTAGAACCCGGCGTGCAGGCCCGGCATGCTGAATGGGCGATTGACTACGTGCGGTTCTATACAGCGCAGACCATCGCGGCCGTACGTGAGCACATGAGCACCGGCAAGTTTAGCCGCTGGTGCGGCATCGTTGTTGCAGCTCTGACGAACAACGCCCGCAAAGGCGCGCTCGCTGCCGAGCGCGGTATGACAATCAAAGAGCTGTGCGACGTATCCCGCGTGCTGCGCGACTTGAGCCCGCGGGAATGGGTGAGCGTGCTTGATTCGCTGCTCGCGCGTGACCTCGTGGCACGGCTTCCGCCGTCAGACGGGAAGCGCGGGCGGAAGCGCGACGCGTTCGTGCTCGTGGTCGACCATGAGGGCGGCTAATGCGCCGACAGGAAATGAATTGCGAAACGCGAATATAACCCTTGTGGCAGTAGGGCTAGAGGCAATTCGCAGACAAAACGGCATGTGTGTGTAAATCGGACTAGGGTAGGGTAGGCCGGGAAGCTCTGGAAGTATTATAGATATACACATATATATTTATGTATCTAAAAATGCTGCAGCCCTAGTGCTACAACGGTTATAAACGAAGACAACCCGTCAGCTAATTGACCAAGAATGTAGGCGATATTCAATGCTCGCACTGACCCTACCTTACCCGCCATCAGTTAACGACTACTACGGCCGGACCGGGCATCACGTGTACCTCAAGCCGAAGGGCAAGGCTTACCGGCGCGCCGTGGCTAACGCGCTCGCGCAGCTCGACGGGCGGACGTTCGCGCCGTTCCAGGCGGGCGCCCTGGCCGTGCGCGTGATCCTCAACCCGCCAGAGCGCAAGCGCGGCGGCGTCGACCCGGACCAAGACAACGGCAACAAGGCTCTGCTCGACGCGCTCACGCATGCCGGCGTGTGGCACGACGACAGGCAGATACGCGCGCAGCTCAACGAGGTTGCCGAGTCTATCGAGGGCGGCAGCGTGACGCTGTTCGTCGAAAAGTTAGAAAAAACGTCAATAACATTCACGTTTCTGAATTAACGTATGAAAATTCCTGTAATTGTTCCTCGTGCTTTGCCAACCAGTACGCAAAGACGCATTGCGCCTTTTGTGAAACTCGTCGCTGACTGTCACGTCACGCAAGCCGCCGCGTGCGATGAAATCGTGACAGCGTTACGCGCGTCGGGGAACCTGCATGAAGCGTTCGCCTTTGAAACTGCCGCAGAGCAGTTCAGGGACGGCGCACGTATAAATTTTGAAGCGGCTTTGACATTAGCTACGGGGATTGCACATGAAGTCTAAAGTATTACAGGAGTTTGCTAACGTGCTTTTTGGTGTAAACGTGAGCATGGGTCTAACGCACGAGCAGGCGCTACAGTCTGCAAACGATGCCGTTAAGATTCTCTGCGACACGTTCCGCGGCGAACATATCTACTTTCCGGGCGATCGGTCCAAGATCAAGGACCGCAACGAACGTTTATACGCTGCGGTAGTGTTCGGCGACGTGCCAATCCGTCAGGCGTCGGCGCGGCTCGGGCTGTCCAAGACCCAGGGTCAGCGGATTATCGCCAAAATGCGGCTAGATTTTGAAACGCAGGCACTTGCCAATCGTTTACACAAAAACCCTTGACATACGTTTATATCTAGATATAAACTAGCGTCACAGTCAACCGACTAGGACGAAACGCCATGACGACCCGCGACTACCTCACCTGCGCAGAAACCGCCAAGCTGATCCGCCAAGCGCTCAAGGAAGCGTTTCCCGGCGTGAAGTTTGGCGTTCGCTCGCACGTCTACAGCGGCGGCGCATCCGTAAACGTACGCTGGACCGATGGCCCGAACGCGGCCCAGGTCGAGGAAGTCGCGAGCCGCTTCGAGGGTGCGACGTTCGACGGCATGACGGACAGCACGCACTACAATCGCAGCATGTACAACGGCAAGCCGGTTTCGTTCGGCGCCAAGTACATTTTCTGCGAACGCGACTACTCGCCCGCGCTGATCGAGCGCGCCATCGCCGCTTTGTGGGCTCGCAATTGGGTTGGCTTGCAGGGTATAGAACGCCCGACCGCGGACGACTTCAAGGCCGGCCGCTGCAACGGCGTGGCGTGGTCCGCTGTCATTCAAGGCTGCGACCTGCGCGACCTGATTTACCAGACCGCGCGCAAGCGTAGCGACCGGCTCACAAAGCACAGCAACACGGCCGCGGCCGTTATCCACCTGGGCAGCACGGACCCGCATGACCCGCTGCGGTCGTCGTTCGCGCACGAGGCGCACGCGTGAAGGCGACGCGCACAACCGCGTTGCACCGCGTGCGGACCATGTACAAGGTCGGCGCGTTTCTGCGTGACGCTCGCGCGTGTTGGGACGACTCGACGCCCGAGCAGCGCGCCCGCATGGTGCGCCTGATTCGCCACAACTGGCGGAACCATACGGCGCAATGGGTTGCCGGCACTTGACGCGGCGTTATATCTAGATATAAGGTCGACTACATGACGTTACTACGCGATCGAGCCTTTTGGGTTGGCGTCGGCCTTAGCCTGCTGACGCTCGTCGTCTGCGCGTGCATGCAGTCGCCGCCGTGAACACGCGCCGCATTCCGTGCACGGACCTGCGTCCGGGTCACGTCGTCGAGACTTCGCACGGCTGGCGCACCGTCACGAGCGCCGGCACGTTCCCAGGCGGCCCGGCTGTCTACGGCCTTATGTGGCGCTGGTGCTGGAAACCCGGAACGCCGGGCAAGCACTCGCGCATTGACTGCGGCTACAGCGGGCACGTGCTCGCGTCCGCGTCCGAATTCTTTGTAACGATCCAACAATCGGAGCCAGCATGATCCGCAAACACTTGCGCCGCGCCGCAACCTTCCTGCGCCCATGGCGCACGATTCGCCAGCTACGCGAGCAACAAGCATCGCTGTTGCGCGACGTTGACACGCTGAGCGCTGCAGTTACGCAGCGAGACGAGCTGCTAGGCAATCAGCAGGTGACGTTTTGGTGCGCGATCCATAGCAATCACGGCCGCCTGCGCATCCGTCGTCGCTCGATCGAGCTGGCGCGCCAAGGCTTGCAAGCGAGCATCAATGCGCAGCAAGACGACGATACGGGCGACGTTGTGTACTCGTGCGGGGCTCGCGCGTCGTGATCGGAATTTTTTACGACGGCGCGGCCGCGGAGTACACCGGCCGCTACACCATGGTTGCGGACGTGCGCATGTATGTATATCGCGGCGTGCAAGCGCCGATTGACGGCGCCCAGGTGTTCAGCGAGCGGCCGCCGGAAAACATCTACGTGCCGTACGTCCACAAAATAAACACGTTTCGGGACTCGGGACTATGAAACAAGACGCACTCAACCGCGCAATTCGTCACGCGCTGCTCACGGACCCGCGCTACGCAACGCCGCTGCCGAAGCCGGCACCTGCGACGCGACCGGCGCCGGGCCTGCTCGCACGAGCGCGTGCGCTGTTCAAGCGCGCCGCGTGATGCGTTCGCGCCTGCGCGGCCGTCGTGACGTGCCGCACCTAGCGCGGATCGGCTCGCGCTGGTACTGCGTGCACGGGCACTCGGTCGGCATGGGCTCGACCCAGGCGCAGGCGTATGGGTCATGGAAAGACGTAGCCGGCCGCCGCGAGCAATCGCGCTGGCAGTGGCGAGAAATTCAACGACTGCACGAGGGCAGAGAATGAACGCACGTTTACAGGAAGATTGGTATTGTCCAAATTGCGCCGCGACCGATGGCGCCGGCTGCGGAGCGTGCCCAAACTGGCCGCAGCGTCGCGACGGCGCGCTTGCGCCTGACGCATCCGCCAATGTCGCGCCGGGCGCTGTTCGTCCGCTGGTGCGCACGTTTGGCACTGGCGCAACACGCGACCTCGACGACAGCAAACTAGACTACGAGGCGTATTTTTCGCCCGCGGTTCTGGATCGGTTCGCGCAGTACATGCACGGCAAGCAACGCATGGCCGATGGCTCGGTCCGTGCAGGCGACAACTGGCAAAAGGGAATCCCGCACGAGTCCTACGTAAAGAGCCTATTGCGCCATGCGTTCGACGTGTGGAAACTACACCGCGGGCTGCCGGCTTCCGAAGACGAGGAAACGGCGCTTTGCGCTGTGATGTTCAACGCAATGGGGAAGCTGCACGAGGTTTTGAAAGCCAAGGGGGCGAAACCATGAAACGGATTTTGTGCGTGCTGCTGCTCGCGTGCTGCTCGATCGCGCGCGCCCAGGTGTACCAAGATTCAATTCGCGTCGACATGCCGGACCGCGTAGTGTTCTACTTCGGCTGTTGGGTTGTAGTGAACGACCCCGACTACTTCGGCACGTACTGCTACGATCAATACATACAGCTCGGCGGGAAGCCGACAGCGCAGCCGGCGACGGGCCTGCCGTCTGACCTCGTTGTGTTTAGCTTCGATGGTTCGTTCGGCTTGATCGACAAGAGCGGCGATTGCGTTTTCATCAATGCGACGCCGACCGACGACACGACGATAGGTTACGAGTACCGATGCGGCGACTTTGTATACACTAGCGGCTTTGAGTGACGGGGAATTAACATGAAGGTCGAAACGATAATTGCGTTCAGCGCACTGGCCGTCAGTATTTTGTCTGCTGTGCTGTCCGCGTTTTCGCTCGGCTGGAACATATACCGCGACGTAGTTTTTCGCGCTCGTGTCCGCGTGTCTTGCGGAATCATGAGCGTGTTAAACATTCCAGGCATACCGGACCGTACACAATTCTTTTTGGTGACAGTTATAAACCTTGGTCCTGGGTCAGTAACTATCGAATTTCCGCAGACCAAAGAGGCGACGTTGTGGCGGCGGCTTGTGCGCAGAGTTAAGCGCGCGATTCCTATGCCCGATTGGAATTGTCCGCTAACGAGTCAGTCGCCGAGAATCGTCGAGGTAGGACAGAAGGCAACGTTCGCTTATCCGTTTACCGAAGACTGCATTTTGCGCCACGCGTTCACGCACATAGGCGTGTGGGATACGTTCGGCCGGTCGCATTGGGCAGACAAGAATGATGTAACGAAAGCTCGCGCGCGCTGGCAAAAAGAATTCCCGACTAAGGCGACGACATGAACAAGGCACCAACACAAACGCAGATCACGCGTCGCGCTACCGCTGCAGCCGCGCGCGAGGCCGTGCTCGACTCTGGCGGCAAAGCGCTGTACGTGCTGCTCGACGCGGATCACACGGCGATGTTGCAGCGGCTTATGGATCGCATGCAGTCGAGCGCCAAGGACGTGATTTGCGCGTGTCTGCGCAGTGCCGACGCGTGCGACAACGCCGCCCAGGCTGCGCGTGAGCTGGCCGCATGCTTTCCACAGCGCCGGCACTCGCGGCGCAAGTAACTCGGCGCCCAGGCGCCGCACGGTCAGGCGGGTTCGATTCCCGCTCGCTCGTCGAGGTCAGGTGAGGGACGCGGCCGACAGCCGCGACGCGCCGCAAGGCGTAAGGCAGTACCGCAGCGTGTGCGGAGACGTGACGGCCGGGAAAGATCGGCGAACCCCGCACCTTGCGGGGTTTTTCATGCCTTAACAGTCCCGTGTTTTGCATTAAATACGGGACAGTTCGCAGGCAAGGTGCATTCCGAATAGTGGCCGCTCCGATCCGGGCGGCGCGTCGGGAGATTCGCACCATGAAGCGCACCAGCTAATTCCCTTCGGTCCTGTCCGCGGCGCCGCACTCGGCGCTATCGCCCGGCGTGCCCGTCTCCACACGACGCAGCGAAGGCCACGGCGCCGCGGCTTTATCCACAACGCCCACAAAGGAGCATTGTATACCATGAAACGCGGCTACGGTTTCCTCGCTTTTTTCGTCGCAACGGCGCTGTACGTCGCCTGCGCTCTGTTCGCAACGCCCGTACACTCGGCCGAAGGCGATTTCGCGCCCTTCCAGGCGGCGCACGGCGGTAACTGGTTCGACCCGTCGCAGTCCGGCGCCGGCTTCGACGTTCTGCCGTACACGCATGACGGCGGCGACTTTGGCGCATTCGTGACGTACTACGCGGGCGCGCCGGCCAACGGTCTGCCGGTATGGTTCGCAACGCAAGTCGCGTGGCACGGCGACGCGCCGACCAGCGGCAGCCTGTACCTCAGTTCGCGAGCGTTCGGCGACTCGGGCGATTCCGGTCCGCCGGTCAAGGTCGGCTCGATCACGTTCCACACGGACGGCAAGACGTGTAGCTCGCTCGCTGCCGATATCGCTTTCGATCCGGGCTCGCCGTTCGAGGGAGTGACGCCGCAGCACTTCGAGCTTGTGCCGCTGATTCAGACGAACGCGGGCGAGTGTTTCCAGTGCCCGGCCGTCGACTTCGGTCCAAACGATATGCGTTGCGTCGCTGTCGGCGCGAAGTAACACGTGACCGCCGCCGCCGTCAAAGGTCTGCCGAGCTGTCCGCGTTGCGGGCAGCAGTCGCGCGCCATCGGTAACGGCGGCGGGCGCGTCGTGTTCCGGGGCTGCAATCACAGCTTCAACCGCAAGGTGCTTGCCCTGCAGGGCTACGCGCCGGAACACGACATGGTGCAGACCGCGCCGGATGGTATGAGCGTACGCGGCGTCTCGACGCTGTACCGTCCTGACGGCAGCGTTGCGGCGCAGTGGGTCAAGACGCAGCAGGACCACGAGCGCGCGCGCGAGATATTCGAGCAGGCAACCGCCGCCATGGTTGCGGACCTGCCGCGACTCAAGCGCAAGCGCTGGCACGGCGGCAGCCTGCGCAATGACTTGATTGCGTGCTATCCGATCGGCGATGCACATATCGGCATGCTTGCCTGGGCCGAGGAATGCGGCGCGGATTGGGATTTGCGTATCGCGGAACGCACTCACTGCGAGGCGATAAACGCACTTGTCCAATCCGCGCCGCTGTGCGAGTCGGCGGTTATCGTCAACCTGGGCGACTTCCTGCACTACGACAACATGCAGGGAATCACGGAGCGCAGCGGTAACGTGCTCGACGTAGACGGCCGCTACATGAAAATGGTGCGCGTGGCCGTCAAGGTCATGCGGCAGTGCGTCGAGTCGGCGCTTACAAAACACAAGAACGTGCGCGTTATCTGCGCGCGCGGCAATCACGATGAAACCGGCGCGTTCTGGCTTGCCGAAGCGCTGCGCAACACCTACGAGCGCGAGCCGCGCGTCACGATCGAGTGCAAGGCTTCGCCGTTTCATTACTTCGAGTTTGGCAAAAACCTCGTCGGCGTGCATCACGGCGACAAGTGCAAAACCGAATCGCTGCCGGGCGTCATGGCCGCAGACATGGCCCAAGCCTGGGGCCGCACCGAGCATCGTTACTGGTGGCTCGGGCACATTCACACACAGACCGTCAAGGAATACCCAGGCGTAACGGTCGAGTCGTTCAACACGCTGGCGGCGAAAGACGCCTACGCCACGGCCGGCGGTTGGCGCGCGCGCCAGAACATGAAGTGCATAGTTCTGCATCGCGAGCACGGCGAGGTTTCGCGCCACACGGTCAACGCGCAAATGTTCGGCATGCCGACGCAGCCGAAGGCGGCCGCATGAGCGCCGAGCGCAAAGTATACATTGACGCACGCAGCCCAACGGGCCTGCAGGACTTGCTTTTTCAGGTGCGCTTGATCGCAGAGCAGCGCCGGCAATTCGCCGTCGTGTTCGACGCGGACGGTTACGCGACGCTCTGCACGCCGGACGTTGGCAATCGGCACCCGGCGCACCCGCAGCCGACGCCGCCGCTCGAACAGGCGCAGCGGAAGGTTGCATGAAGCCCAGGAGCGCCAACGGCCGGCGATACACGCACGTCGAAGGCGGCACTTGGTACGTATTGGAGCCGCGCCGCAACGTCAAGCTCGCGTGTTGCGACTGCGGCCTTGTGCACAAGATGAATTTTCGCGTTACCAACGGACGGCTAAGTGTCCAAATGTGGCGCGACACGAAAGCGACAGCAAACCTACGCAGGGGAAAAACGAAGCATGGACCAGCATCAAATAGTCGTTGACACAGCGAAGGCCGCGCCGCCGGTAGGTGTTTACGCTGCCTCGCACGTGTTCGGCATGACCTTGCCGGAACTGCTCAACTGGCTGACGTTCGTCTACCTGCTCTGCCTGCTCACGCAAATAGGCTGGCGCTTCTACAAGTTTGGCCGCGATGAGCGCCGTTGGTGGGGCCGCCGCAAGTACCGCGACCGCTACCCTTGGGGCGACCAATGAACGGCCGCGTCGTAACAGGCGCACTCGCGCTCGCGGTCACACTCGCGGGCGCCCTGGCTGCGCACTACGAGGGCGACGTACCGACCGCCTACCAAGACACGGCGGGCGTGTACACCATCTGCGAGGGCCACACGAAGGGCGTCAAGCCCGGCGACACGGCGACGCCCGAGCAGTGCGCCGAGTACAAGGCCGCGGACCTCGCCGACGCCAGCGACGCTGTAGACGCGTGCGTGCGTGTGCCGCTGACAGTGGGCGAGCGCGCGGCGTACGTGGATTTCGTTTTCAACGTCGGCGGCTCCGCGTTCTGCGGGTCGACGCTCGTGCGCAAGCTCGCTGCCGGCGATCGAGTCGGCGCATGCAATGAACTGTCGCGATGGACACACGCGGGCGGCAAGGTCTTGCCCGGCCTCGTCAAGCGGCGCGAATCGGAGCGCGAGCTGTGCTTGCGCGATATCACAAAGGAGCAAACATGAATGCGGTGTTTCGCGGTCTTATCAATCTGGCGCTGCGCAAGTACAAAGAGCCGTCAACGTGGATTCCCATTGTTGCGGCGATTGGTGCAGCGGTTCACGTCAACATTTCTCCCGAGCTGCAAACGGCAATCGACAGCGTTTTCGCCGCGATTGTTACCGCGTTGTTCGTGGCGATCAATGAGCACGGCAAGCCCGCTGATTCTGGCGGCAGCGCTGACAGCGTGCGCGAACCCGCACCTGCGGCGCCCGGAAATGGATCTTCCGGGGCTGATTTGCAAGCCGGGAATCGGCCTAGTGTTCGACCGGCCGACGAGCCCAAACCCGTCCGGCCAGGCTTCGGGAAGTACTGAAAGAGCGATCGACGGCGCCGTTTTTACCGTCGAGTGTGTTCAAACCCCTTAACTTCTGGAGAAGTATACAAATGAATATCTTTGGTTCACTGTCCAAGCTCGCGGCGATCGCATCGGCCGTCGCTTCCCTGTTCCCGGTCGCGATTCAGGCCGTGCAGGGCGCCGAGGCCGCGCTCGGTCCGGGCACGGGTGCTGCAAAGCTGGCGCTGGTGCAGGCCACCTTGCAGACCGTCTACGCGACCGAGCAGGCCGCCGTCGCCACCTGGGCGGAAGTCTCGCCGGCAATCACGAGCATCGTCAACACGATCGTCGCGGCAATCAATGCCGTGAAGAAAGGCACGACGACTGCGACCAGCTAAGGCCACGGACAGCACGAGCATGAAGCGAGAGACGCCGTTTAGCGGCGGCGTCTCTTTTTCCTATGGATAACTTGCCCGTCGTTTTCGATCAAGCCGCCCACATGGCGGCCGCACGCGCAAAAGGGCTCGACGTTCTGCGCCGCAACCGCGCAAAGAACACGCCCACAAAGCTGCGCCTGTTCTGCATCGCAATCGCAACGCACGGCAACGGCGCGCAAGCTGTGCGCGACGCCGGCTACTCGAACAAATACCCTGGGCAGTGGGCCAACAAACTGCTCAAGCATCCGAAGGTCGCGGCGTACATCGCCGAGCTTCGCGAAAAGCTGGAAAGCGACAAAATCGCGACGCTGCAGGAAGTGCGCGAGCTGTGGACGCACTACATACGCGGCGCCGTGCCGTACGTGCGCGTCGACGACGACGGCAAGGCCGTGCAAGGCTTCCTGACGCCTGACGCATCGGACCGCCTGCGCGCGGCCGAAGCGCTCGCGAAGTCACTCGGCGGCATGATCGACAAGACCGTATCAGAGCACACGGAGCGGCACGAGGAAGTGCGCAAGATCGTCATAGAGCGGCGGATTGTCCATGTCAACGCCGACGCCGAATAGCACAACCGTACTTTTCACCTACAGCGCTGCGCAGTCGCATATTTTCTTTGAAAGCGCAGCGCTCGGGCGCTTCCGGTTCTTTCCGAAGGGCCGCCGCCTGGGCGCGACACGCGGCGGCGCGCACGCGTTTATAGAGTTCATGCTCGAAGGCTGGCCGTGTTTGTGGGGCGACACAACGCACGCGAACATTAAGCGCTACGTCGAGCGGTACTTTATTCCGGCGCTCAAGAAAAACCGCATTTGGTACTCGTGGAACGCGCAGGACTCGTGCTTGAAGGTCGGCGACAAGGGCGGCTATACGGACTTCCGCAGCGCCGACCGGCCGGAGAATTGGGAAGGGTTCGGCTATCGCGTCATTTTCTTGAACGAGGCCGGCATAATCCTTGACGACGAGTATTTGTATACAAATGCCGTCTTGCCAATGCTCATGGACTTTGCCGACAGCCAGCTTATCGCCGCCGGCACGCCGAAGCTACGGCAAGGCGTCGGCCGCTTGTTCAAAGAGCTGTGCGACAAGGCCGAGCGCGGCGAGCCGGATCACCATATGCACCGCTTCACGACCTACGACAACCCGTTTTTGCGGCGGTCGACGGTCGAAGCACTGGCCGCGCAGATTTCGGACCTTGAGCGCCCGCAGGAAATCGGCGGCCAGTTTGTAGAGCCCGGCGGCGAGCTGGTGAAGCGCGAACACCTGCGCTACATGGCGCGGCCGGATCACGAGGACAAGGCCGCGCTCGCCCGTGATTGGATTATCACAATGGGCGTCGACCTCGCCATAAGCAAAAAGACGACGGCCGACTACACGGCCTGCGTCGTGATCGGCCGCGAGCGCTTCGGGCAGCAGCGCACGTGCGTGCTCGACTACTCGCGATGCCGCGGCGGGTTCTTTAAGGGCGTCGAGCTGTGGCAGTCCATGGCAGAGAAGTGGGCGCCGCAGATTATCGGTATCGAGGCCGTGCAGTTCCAGGCGGCCGCGGTCGAGTACGCGCTTGTCACTACGTCGCTGCCCGTGCGCCCCGTGACGCCCGACAAAGACAAGGTGACGCGCTTCACGTCGATATCCGTGCGCTATGAGCACGCCGTCATTTACCACGCGCACGAGTTGAAATACTCGGTGTTTGAAGACGAATTGCTCGCGTTCAACGGCGACGGCAAAGGCCATGACGACATGGTAGACGCCGAGCAGATCGCACATAGCCTGTTGCCGAACGCAGCGCCGGCAATCATCGGCACAACCGGCGCGCGCGACTCGGCGCCAGAAAAATCCGCAGCCATCCTTGTTAGCGCTTCGGGATGGGGCACTGTTCGCAACAATTCCACAATGGGCGGTTTCGCACAATGAACACAACGAACCAAGACGCAAAAGCACTGCCGGCGACGGATACGGTTGGCGATGACGTGCCGAAACCGCGGCCCGGTCCTGAAATTGCCGTTTCGTACGGCATCAAGGACGTTACGCGCGGCTACTTGCTCGAAGACCAGCCCGCGTATACGGACGACTTTATTTTGCTGTACCAGGGCGGCAACGACCTGCGCACTTACACGGAAATCCTGCGCGACGAGCAGGTAAAAGCGTGCTTGGAGCAGCGCATAAGCGCCGTCGTGTCGTCGCCGTGGACCGTCGAGCCGGGCGGCGATCGAGCAATCGACAAGCTCGCGGCCGAATTTCTGCACGGTCAGCTCGAAAAAATCGGCATCAACAAATTTACAAAGCAAATGCTGCTCGCCGTGTTCTACGGATTCATGGCGTGCGAGGTCATGTACGAGCCCGGCAAAAAGTACCTCGAATGGAAAGACATGAAGGTACGCAATCCGCGCCGCTTCCTGTTCCTGGCGGACGGTAGCTTGCGCCTGCGCACCATGCAATCTATGTCGAAGGGCGAGCCGGCCGACGCGCCGTACTTTTGGGCCTACTCGCACGGCGCCGAGTTCGACGACCAGCCCTACGGCAAGGGTTTGGCGCACTGGTGCTACTGGCTCGTCAAGCTCAAGCGCAACGCGATCAAGTATTGGATGATTTTCGCGGAGAAGTTTGGAGCGCCTACGGCGATCGGCACGTTTCCCGCGGCAGGCGCCACGGACGCGGATCGCGCAAACCTGCTCGCAGCGGTTGGTGCCGTGTCGACCGATGCGGGAATCACCGTACCCGACTCCATGAAAGTCGAGCTGTTGCAGGCGACGCGTAGCGGGTCCGGCGATTACAAAGCGCTCGAAACGTACTTTGACGAAGGCATAGCGAAGGCGATCATTGGGCAATCGCTCACGACGCAGCAGGGCAGCAGCCGCGCCCAGGGTCAAGTGCACTTCGCCGTGCGACAGGATATCGTCGAGGATGACGCGAACGGGTTTTGCGACCAGTTCAACAGCGGCCCGGTAGCGTGGCTGATCGGCGTCAACTTCCCGACCGCCGCGTTGCCGCGCCTTGCACGCGTGGTCGAGGAACCGACCGACCTTAACCTGTTGTCCGAGCGCGACCAGCGGCTTACGTCTGTCGGCTATCGCCCGACAATCGAGCAGGTGCAGGCGACGTACGGCGAGGGCTACGAGAAAATCCCGCCGGGCGAAATGCAGCGGGGCGTGCAGCCCGTGCAACAGAGTGACGCGCAAAACCTGCCGGGCGTGCCCGTGTCGAGCGGCAAGGGCGCCAGCTAACCCCATGGCCGACATTTTTGTAGAGGTCGAGCTAGACACGTCGCGCGTCGACGCCGTTTTCGCGGAGCTGATTCAAAAATCTAGCGACCTGTCGCCGCTCATGGCGCAGATTGCGCAAATGCTCGACGGCATCAAGGCGCGCGTCTTCCGTGACGAAGCCGCGCCGGATGGTATCGAGTGGCCAGAGCTGGCGGAAAGTACACAACGCAAAAAGGTATACAACGGCAGCCCGCGCGGGTCCGCGCACAAATTGCGGGTAATGGACACGTTCTTTAACTCGATCGGTCCGGCGACCTACGGCCAGCAGTTCGCAGAAATCGCGTCACTGCTAGGCGAGCCTTACCCGTCCTATCTGCAGACCGGAACTACGCGGATGCCGGCGCGCCCGGTCTTCGGCCTGGGCAATCAGGACATAGACGACGTGTTAGAGCTGGC